ATCTTGGATATGAAATCAATTGAAACTTGGCCCGATTCTTTAAATCACAAATACGGTAATGCATGGAGGAAAGTTAATTACAGAGGTGCTCTAGGAGCATTTCAGTTTATGCCATCAACGTTGCGATATTTAGGGTTTAAAGGTACGTTTGAATATTTCTTACACCATAAAGAAATTCAGGTGTTATACATGCTACGTTTAATTGAAATAAATAAACGAATTGCAAAAATTAAAAGTAAAAAATATAATGTATCAATTGAGGATTTTATCGGACATACGATTGATGGTGTTTATATCTCTTGGAGTGCAATTATCGGGGCTAGTCATCTGGCTGGTGTAGGTAATGTACAAAGATGGTTGGCACGAAAAGGAAATGCATCCGACGGACATGCCACGGTAAAATGTTATCTTAAAAAATTTCAAAATTACGATATGAATGTAAATGTAAATAGCCCTAATGCCTATAAATTATTGCATGAAGGTATTTTGGCTTTGTCTCGGGCAGAACAACAAGGCATCCGGGTAGATGTTGACTTTGTTAAAAGTAAACAAAAACATTTAACAAGGAAAATAAATAGACTCGAGGAGTTGTTTATGGCAACAAATTTCTTTAAGCATTGGGAGCATGCAATGAAGGGGAAAGTCAATATTTATTCTCCAATTCAACTAAGTACTTTTCTTTATAAAGTAAAGAAATTAGAGCCTATAAAATTTACCAAAAATAGCACCGATGAAAACCCAATGGGTGCGACGGATGATGAGGCTTTAACACAATTAAACATTCCGGAACTCAATATGCTTTTGGAATGTAAGAAATTAAAACGATTGCGAGACAATAATTTGGGTGGTTTTCTCAGGGAACAGGTGAATGGATATATTCATCCTTTCTTTAATCTAAATTTAGCTATTACCTTTAGGTCCTGTGTATCTAAAGGGTCTTTAGTATTAGTGGTCAGAGATTTTATAGATCATCCTAATGGGATTCCTATAGAAAATGTGAAAAAAGGGGATTATGTTTATTGTTTTGATGATCAATTAAACCCATCAATTCAAAAGGTTTTATGGGCAGGAAAAACAGGACATAAGGAGGTAATAAGAATCCATTATTCAGTTAATGGTGGAGGAGGAAAGGGGTTTCTTGATGTAACCCCCGAACATAAAATAAGATTAATAGATGGATCATATGTTCAGGCTAAAAACTTAATTGGTGATTTAAGGGATGATAATGAAAATATACATTTACCAAAAATAAGGAGTTTAAACTGCCCAGCAACTTGTAAACGTATTAGTGATACCTTAAGATTTACAGGACACTTAAGATATGGAAGTGGTATTTTGGAACATCGTTTTATTTATTCTCAATTAGTAGGAGAATTAAAGGATGAGGAAATAATTCATCATAGAAATGGAAATCATTTTGACCATTCTCCTAAAAATTTAAGGAAAATGACTTTGAAAAAACATTCCAGTCTACATGGGAGTAATGTTTCCGATGAAATAAAACAAAATAGAATACAAACATTGGCAGACAATAGACATAAAATAGTTTATAAAAAAGGAATGGAAAATGTCAATTCCTTAGGTTTATCTAAATTTAAATGTTTATTAGAACTGGCAAGAGTATCAGGAAAAATAGTTAAAACCAAACATGATTTTGGAGTATTTAAAAAGTATTTAGATTTATATTTTATTAATGCCTGGGATATTCGATTACGGTATGATAAGAATGGAAAATATATTTGGAAGAAGGATTTACTGCAATTATCAGAATTAGGACGGGCTGAAGTATCTAAAAAAATAGGTCATAATTATTATAAATTAATTAAACTATATAAACAATATGGTTTAGATATTAAAAGAAAATGGGGAAATCAATTTAGTCCATTCAAACCTGGGAATCATAATATTACCAAGATTGAATGGATTAATAAAATTGTGGATGTTTATGATATTGAGGTAGAAAATTATCATAACTTTTTTGCCAATGAAATTTGTGTACATAATTCATCCGACAGCCCGAACTTTCAAAACATTCCGATTCGTGATGAAGAATCAATGCAGGCATGTAGACGTGCATTATTTCCTCGTCCAGGACATCAAATACTGGAGGCTGACTTCAAGGGGATTGAGGTTGGCATTTCAGCATGCTACAACAAGGATCCTCAATTAATAAAATACGTATCCGACCCATCTACGGATATGCATCGGGATATGGCAATGCAAATATTTTTTATCAACGAATTTAATAAGGCTGATAAATCTCATGATAAACTAAGAAAGGCAGCAAAGAATGGATTTGTTTTTCCTGAATTTTACGGAAGTTGGTATAAAAATTGTGCAGGAAATCTTGCTTGCACGTGGGGCAAACTTGATAAAGGGAAATGGTCGAAAGGGCAAGGAATTACTTTTGAGGATAATTTTTTGTCAAACCATTTAATTACGAATAAAATTCAATCATTTGACAGATTTACCGACCATCTGAAAGTAATTGAAAATGATTTTTGGACAAATAGATTTCCAGTTTATGCGGAATGGAAGGACATTTGGTTTGCTAAATATCAAAAGCGGGGATTTGTAGATTTATATACAGGATTTAGATGTGGCGGTGTTATGAGTAAGAATGATGCCACTAATTATCCGATTCAAGGATCTGCCTTTCATTGTCTTCTGTGGTCATTTATTCAAATGGATAAATGGTTGATTGCAAATAAAATGGACACTAAGCTAATTGGACAGATTCATGATAGTATGATCCTAGATGTACACCCTGATGAACGTACCGCGGTAGTTGAAAAAATAAAACAAATTACGTGCAAAGATTTATCAAATCATTGGGCTTGGATTATAGTACCATTAAATGTTGACCTTGATATTGCTCCAGTTGATGGAAGCTGGGCAGAAAAAGAACCATATAAATTAATAGCTTAAAATTATGAGAACAGAACAAGAAATTAAGGAATACATTGATGAAACAAAGGAAAATAATGAAATGCTTAAGGAATCAATTGAGAATGATAAATTAAGGATTATTAAAAATAATGCGGAAATAAATGCATTGGAATGGTCTTTGCAAACAAAAGCAGAAATACCAGCCAGACCAGCCTCCAATAAAAAGCAACCTAAAAAGAACTCTATCATTAATATTGGTGATTCTGTTTTGGTTTTAAATGAAAATTACGAAACTACAATTATTAATAAAGTTCGTAATGAAATCAGCGCGGATGGTTTTGATTATTTTTATAAGGATTGTTTAGGAGAAACAGATTCCACAAACATCAATAACCTCGAAAAATTATGAGCCTTTACAATAAAATACGTCCCATAACCTTAGAACAAGTAAAAGGAAATGAAGAGGTGAAAACATCTTTGACTACTATTTTAAATAAGTCAAATCCTCCTCACACCTTTCTTTTTCACGGACCTACGGGGTGTGGTAAAACTACAATTGGGCGAATTGTTTTAAATATGCTGGGTTGTGTTAGTTCTGATTTACGGGAAATCAATTCTTCGGATATGCGAGGTATTGACACAATAAGGGATATATCTCGAAATAGTGGATTTAAACCGATTGAAGGCAAGGCACGAGGATGGTTAATTGATGAGGCACATAAAATGACTAACGACGCCCAGAACGCCTTCCTTAAGCCTACAGAAGACCCTCCCGCTCATGTTTTCTATGTACTTTGTACAACGGATTTTAATAAATTAATTCCGACGTTGCGAGGACGCTGTCAAACGTATCAATTAAAACCTCTTTCCGATAATCAAATGATGAGGTTGCTCAGGGAGACGGTTAAAAATGAAAATGAAGTAATAGACCGAGCCGTTTATGATCAAATAATCCAAGACAGCCTAGGACATCCTCGTAATGCTATTCAAATATTGGAACAAGTATTAAGTTGTCCTAACGAAATGCGGCTTTCTACGGCAAGGAAAACAGCCGAGGAACAAAGTCAAGCAATTGAGTTATGCCGTGCATTGCTTAACTCAAATAGTTGGAAACAAATTTCAACTATTTTAAACGGACTGAAAGACCAAGAACCCGAAGGGATCCGACGTTGTGTTCTTGGTTATTGCCAGGCTGTACTACTTAAAGGAGATAATGAACGATGTGGGTTAATACTTGAGGAATTTATGAATCCTTTCTATGATAGTGGATTTCCACAACTTGTCTATGCCTGTTATTCAATAATTAAAAACTAAAAATATGAACAAACAACAATTAATCCATTTATTAGATCAAATTCCAGATAATTTGGAAGTTAGAATACAAAATGCCTGTATAATTGATGATGAATTTTGCCCAACCTTTGAAGTCACCTCAATTGGTAAATTATCAGATGCGGAAAATCTCAGCGATTCAGAAAAAGAAATGATGATCAAGGATGAGGAAGATTGTGTTATTATTGAATTTAGTAATGAAAATTATTTGGCAGATTGTTATAATATAGGAAAAGGTTGTAATTGTATCTATCCAACAGAAGGTACGGAAATGATTGCAAAGGAACGTTTTGAACAATTGAAAAAACATAAATTTACAATTGAACATGACCAAAAGAAATTGGAACAAGGAGACTTGATGCGGTTGGCAGATTATATTATTTTTGCCAATGAAGATCGTTTGCCTAAAAATTTTGATCCTACTTTTATAAAACAAATTTTCATGAAGTCTCGTGAGGAACAACTGGCAGTGGCTGGAGCTTGTATTGCTGCGGAAATTGATTATCGATTGTATAAAATTAGTCAAACAACAGGGGTATAATGGAAAAAGAAAAAAATATAATTAATTACGAAAAGGATATTTCCATCGATGAAGAGGCATTGGATATTGAATGGTTAGAACAACCCCGCTTAATGATGCGGTATTCTAAACATTTAGCTCAAACACGTATGGAATTTGATGAATTGAAACAAGCCTTGGAAATAACGAAGGCGGAGATAGATCAAAGAATCCGAAAAAGTCCAGATAAATACAAACTGGATAAGGTGACGGATAAGGCAATCGAAAGCATTACCATTACCACCGTTGAGTATAAACAGGCGTTTCAGGAATATTTGGATGCAAAATATGAATTTGATATGGCAATGGGTGCCGTTAAAGCTTTTGAACAAAGAAAGGAGGCATTAGAAAATTTAGTACGATTACACGGACAACAATATTTTGCAGGACCTAAAGTTCCTCGAGATATTCAGTGGGAACGTGAGAAGAAAACAAAAAGAACGAATGCAGGAATAGCAAATAAATTGAGACGTAATAAATAATTAATCACTAATTTAATTTACATGAAAACAACAAAAAAGAAAAGTAATTTTAGGGGCAGAGTGGCAACAAACGCCAAAAAGAAACCAAACAGAAAAGGTGGAAGCAAGTATTTGACACTTCCCGAAGGTGTTAGTTTGCTAAGTTTTGATGAATCGGTAAGAAAAGTTAAAATGGATTTTATGGCGTACGAAGTGACGGATAAAAATCATCCTGACCATGAAGAGGCTACCGTAGGTTCATTGTGGTACCGTCGTCCTTTTTTACTGCATAAGAATATCGGTGCGGACAATCAAAAATATGTTTGCAGAAAATCAATTGGTGGTAAATGCCCAATCTGTGAATTTCAAAAGGAATTATTTGATACAGATAAAGAGGCTGCAATTAAATTATACCCGCAACAAAGATACCTGTATGCTCCTGTTCCACTAGATTCTAAAAAACATGATCAAATTCCATATGTATGGGATCAGGCGGAATCTCTGTTTCAGGATTGTTTGGATACGGAATTGGATGAAAATGATGAAAATGAAATCTTCCCAGATCCTGAGGAAGGACTTACACTTGCATTAACTTTAAAATGGAAAACAATCGGAGACAAAGGTACTCCATTTCCTGAAACCCGTGCAATTAAATTTGAGGAACGTGAAAACAGCTACGATGAAGACTTTTTGGAAACTGTGCCTAATCTTGATGAATGCTTAAATATTTTATCTTACGAAGATTTGAAAACGGCATTTTTTGAATTAAATGAAGACACGGACGAGGATGATAATGATGATGAGGACGACGAAAAACCCCGCAAAAAAACAACATCAAAAGCTCCGTTGAAAAAACGCCCTATTGAAGACGAAGAGGAAGAGGACGAAGAGGAAGAGGAAGAAAAGCCTGTACGTAAATCAACAACCACAGCTAAAAAGCCAATAAAAAAGGGACCTGTTGAAGACGAAGAGGACGAAGAGGAGGAGGATGAAGACGAAAAACCGCCTGTTAAATTAACTAAATTGACAAAAAACGTAGATGAGGAAGACCGCTGTGTTGCTTGCGAAGGCTCAGGTAAGGATTCCCGAGGTAGAGAATGTCCAATTTG